TTAAAGGAGAAATTCAACCTACTTTAGGAGTAAACATGACTACTATCACATATCGTGGCGTCAAGTATGACGCTGAGCAGTACAAAGCAAAGGTACTAGCAGAAGCCGCACAGGCAAGAAACCATGAGTTAATGTATCGTGGTGTTAAAGTCCAGAAAAAACTAGCAGCGGTGTAGGATGATGGAAGCACTACAAACTGTTGGTTTAATCAACCTCGGGTGCGTGGTGTTCCTTTCTTTCATTTACTACGAGATTCGCTTCCTTCAGTCTTTTAGGCAGGAGCAATGCGATGGGACTCAAAGTTAAAATAGAATGGGACTACGGTTTACCCGAATATGATCCAGACATACATGATCCAGAGAGAGTGTTTGCTCTCCTGTGCTATCGTGGTATTCATTATGCAAAATGGGTTAATCTGAATGTGTTCGGCACACCCTCTTGGTTTACTAAAAACCCACGCAAGGGTGAGAAGAAAAAGTAAATTGTAAAAACATTATTAAATTTTAGAGGAAGGCTTGACACCTTCCTTTTTTTGTGTTAACTTATATTTGTTGGACGCAACATGGGAGTGACTGAATAAACTTACTGGCAACCGCTAGTTAAGGTGATGAGTCAGAGGTGGTGCTCGCTGTCCGCAGGGGCAGAACTACTCAACCAAGTAGGACTCAGGCAAGGACGTATTTACTTCTGTAGTAATGCCCGTTCTTTGTTGGTATACAGAAACCCAACCTCCCTCTTCTTTTTCTATAAAAATAAATAAGAGTAACTATGCGAAGGAGAGTCATGAAACTATTTCTAGACAGTAGTAACACTGAGGTAGTTTTAGATGCCGTAGGGACAGGGTTGATAGATGGTGTAACAACTAACCCCTCTCTAATGTTAAAACAGGGACAAGATCCTGTTACAGTAATTAAAGAGATATGTGATATGTTTGGATGGACTGCCTCAGTATCTGCAGAGGTAGTTGGAGCAACAGCAGAAGAGATGCTAGACATGGCAGATGATTATATTGATATTCATCCAAGTGTAACTATTAAATTACCTCTCAATCCAGAAGGACTGAGGGCATGTAAAGAATTATCAGAAGACGGTATCTCTACAAACGTAACGCTTTGTTTCTCTGTCACTCAAGCAATACTTGCAGCAAAGGCAGGAGCAACTTACGTCTCTCCATTTGTAGGGAGGGTTGACGACAATGGTTTTGATGGTATACAATTAATATCAGATATATCTAAGGTCTTTAAACAACATAAAGTTGAGACACAGATACTAGCAGCATCTATTCGTAACGTAAAAGATGTTGGTAAATGTTTTGAAGTTGGTGCAGACATCTGCACGATACCTCCAAGCATATTTGATAAGATGTATAAACATGTTTTAACCGACAAAGGGTTAGAGCAGTTTGATAAAGACTGGGAATCATTACAATCTAAACTAATATGAATCACCAAAAAGTAAAACGTCTTGCACACCAGTTAAAAGAGTTAGCATCTGAGTTGGAAGATGCACTCAAAGAAGACGTTAGTGCATACACTAATTCTACCAGAGCACCCTTCACACCATCTTATACATATAAAGATGAGTATGAAGGTAATTGATTGAAACCGCAGAGTGCAAAAGCGAAAGGTAGAAACTTTCAGAAGTGGGTAAGAGACATGCTCATAGAGCATCGTGACGTACACCCTGAGGACATAGAGTCTAGAAGTATGGGTGCAGGTGGCGAAGATCTTATCATGGCAAGAGATGCTAGAAAGAAATTTCCTTTCTCAATAGAGTGTAAAAATGTTGAGAAACTTAACGTCTATGATGCATACGATCAAGCGTGTGCCAACGCAGGTAACCATACACCTGCTCTTTTTATGAAGAAAAACAGGAAGAAGGCACTAGTGGTGTTGGATGCCGAATGGTTTATTAAAAATTTTCAACCTTGACAGATGGATCGAGATCATATATACTTACGAGAGTTATACTTTGCAATCATGGCTCCTATCGAATTCGTAGACTCAGTAGAGTTTTTAATTGATAAGTTACATTACCTGATTGAAGAAGGTAAGACAGAGGAAGCAGAGATTATAGCGTCACAAATTAGACAGATTGAAACGACATGATGGAATTCCCATTCCGTGTCCCAATCTGCACTTACGAGATTGAAGACTGGGAAGAGAAGAAAAAATCCATCCAACTACCAGACCTAGCAGATAAACATCTGGATCAAGGTGTGGAAGTTTACACTGACTTTTTTGAATGGGATCATGCAGGTGTATTGCCACCATATGCTGACGATGTATTCAAAGCACTCGCAGTTCCTATAAATAAATTCAAAAAAAGTGGTTGCCTTGGTCGCAATCATCAGATGGAGATCTCATCAATGTGGTTTGAGTCTCAACTAGCATCTCATAAGCATCGTGTGCACAACCATGGCATGTATGGTTGGTCATCAGTATTGTACTATGACTTCGATGAAAAGATACACATGCCAACAACATTTTACTCACCCTTCCATGACTTTAGGGACGGCAACTTAATGTCTTATGTCCCTCCTGTTAAGGAAGGGTCTATTGTGTTCTTTCCTGCTTCTCTTCATCACGAATCAATACCGAATAGATCCCCTGTTAAACGGACAATCATCTCATTTAATATTAAAGGACATGTTGACAAAACAAAAGCAATCATATGAAATTTTTTACTGGTGAAGATTTTAAACTTAACAACAACATAACATTTACAACAGAAAATATTAATGGAAGACTCGTAGTATACGCTGACAATATCTACGAGAATCCAGATCGAGTGGTAGACTATATTGATAGTTGTCCTATCATAACTCACAAACCACAAGATCCTAGGTCAGCAAATGGTAGAGACTTCTATGATGGTAGACAAGCAATCATAGAAGCATACGATGCTAGGTGGTTTGATATCCACAAGGAAGCATCTATGTTACTTGGTCATCCAACAACTCACTTTGCAGGGGGTTGTATGTTTAATATGACCATGTTAAAATCTTTACCAGAGGGTCATTGGTTTCCACACACAGACCCTAACTGTATCAATGCAATAGTTTACCTTAACAAAACTAACAATTATGGACCAGGCACTTCATTCTATAACTCCTTTGATTATCATGGAGGAGGAGAGCACTATGACCCTTGGTGTGATACAGCAGACGAATCCCATTGTATACTAGATCGATATAACTGTGCAGTTTTCTTTAGTGGAGACATCTATCACTCTATGAGATTGGTAGGTGATACATTCATAGGAAGACCACGTTATTCAGAGATTCATTTTCTGAATTATTGATTCAGTGTATGGTGCATTTAATAGGTTCGATTCCTATCTGGATCATTGGCGAAAGCCAAGTCCCAACAGAAAAGGAGTTTACTCATGTCAGTAAAGGATCGTTTTTCAAATCGTATGTCCATTTTAAGGTCAGCGATCAACGGCGAGGTTGAATTGGATAAAGAATACCCAACTTTATTTCAAGCACTCTGTAGGTTTTATGCCGACAAACGTCGTGTCCAATTCTGGGGTATTGATGTTGAGGAGGATTATGAAATCCTAATCGACAATCTTAATTATGATTTAACTTATGGATGATCAGAGATACATTGTATACAGAGATATATTCCCCAAGCATGTTGACGTGCCATGGGAGAGTGTGTTAATGTATGTCAATGCAACTCTAAACGACCCTTCTGGTCAATGTCATGTAATGTGTGAAGGAGGTGCACCCTCCTATATGTCTAAGTGGAGGAGAGGATATCCCTGTCCTCCTCTTTTTACTATTGCTCGACGTGAGTTTGAAGCATGGTCAGGACATGAGTGTCAAAACATGGACGTTTATGTTTCTTACTTTGCACCTGCTGATACATTTGGCAGGCACAAAGATGAAGAAGATGTATTAATTATAGGAGTCAAAGGAAGGACATCCTATAGATTTGATACCAATGCATGTGAAACATGCTTGGCAGATATAGTCACCATCAATCCTGGTGATGCACTATACATACCTAAGGGGATGTATCATGAAGCATCACCCAAATCCCCCCGAGCAATATTTTCATATAGAGTAGATGCTAAAACCTGAGATCACAACCTATAAAGATAAGATATGTGAAAAGCATAATGATTTTATCTGGGGCGACTTCGTATCCGATGAGTCAGTCACAGAGGTTGTAAACTTCTACAGGCATCAACAGTTTCTACCTTACATTGAAGGTCAAGTCCAACTAAGTGGGGAGACACAAACCAATAAAGAATTTAAAGATTCTCGTGACCTGCATGTACCATTCCAAGCAGCAGTCATGCATTGTGAGAAGTATCTTGTTGAATTACAAAGAGTCCTAGAGTTATACATGGATAGGTTTCCTTTCTGTGAGACATCTGACTTCCGTATCAATGAGCCACTCTCTATACAATGGTATCCTAAGGGTGGTGGTTTTAAACTCTGGCATACAGAGAGATCAAACTGCCTACCAAGTAATGTGTATAGACACCTTGTCTTCATGACATACCTAAACGATGTCCCTGATGGTGGCACTGAATGGTATCATCAAGATAAGTATGTGCCTGCAGAAAAAGGATACACAGTCATCTGGCCATCAGATTGGACACATTTCCATAGAGGAAGAGTATCCGAGACGAAAGAGAAGATGATAATAACAGGATGGTTTTCATTTCAATAGTCCAATGATCGGTAAAGAAACACCTGCTATCAAGTATGATAGAGCACTAACATTATTTCAAGAGTCAGTCTTGAAACCTGACCATAAACTAAGATCATGTGCACACAACCAAGGGTGCTTTGATGAGTTGATGGAAATCAGAGAGCATGTCTTAGAATATCTCAAGACATTGAGAGAAGTAACACATCATACTAACCCAGATGAGAGCGATCAGATAGAGACAGAAAAATTAATTGAAATCAAAAATGTATAAATCAGCATTCGTATTGATTGTGACACTTATATTACTGTCCATGGCGATATACGAAAGTGGTATCATCAATGGTAGAATAATTATAGATTCATATACACCACTACAATGACAAAAACAGAAATCATTCTAGAGCGTTATCCATATCGCTTTGTCCAGAAAGGTTTGCTAGAAAACAATGGTGCACCTGACTTCAGAATACAGAAGTTTCATGACATACAGGAGAGATACTACGACATGTATTATCTTGACAGTCAAGCACAACTTGATTGTTGTATAGAAGATCCTGAGTATGTCAAGTGGTTAGATCCAGACCCAGAGGTTGCAGCATATCCAAACAAATCTGATACAGTTTCGTATCAACCTGCTATGTAATGTCAGGAAACCCTGACATAAGTATAAATACCTGCTCTAATCAGCAGGTTTTTTATTTTTGTAGTGATAGCAACAGTTTTTAGAGAATGTTAGGAATTTTATATAAAAGGGGCTTGACAAAAACTTAATCTTTTATATATAATTATGTAACAATACTTCACACAACGAAACATGACCGTAACAACTGAGTCAGGTGGAAGACAAAATGCCTTTCCAACCGAGACACGTCCTTACATCGATGAGACAGTAGCATACGAAGGTTACCCACAGAATGCAGAAAAAGTTAACGGTCGTTGGGCAATGATCGGTTTCGTAGCATTACTAGGTGCATACATTACTACTGGTCAGATCATACCAGGTATCTTCTAATGGATACCAGTCACAAGTATTGGAGATACGCAGAATTAGTTAATGGCAGACTTGCCATGCTAGGACTTATCATCGCTACAATAAACTACGGTTTCTTTGGTAGCATATTTCCACCAATTTTCTAATGAAAATTAACACCCAATTCACAATCAACAAAGAGGAAAAACTCATGACACCAGAAGCAGAAAGATTTAACGGATGGGCAGCAATGCTAGGTTTTGTAGCAGCAGTTGGTGCTTACACATTCACAGGACAAATCATTCCAGGTATCTTCTAATGACAGATATCGAATCAAAGAAAGTTGCTGAGAAACTTAACGGTAGACTAGCAATGCTAGGCATCATAGCAGGACTAGGTGCTTACTTAACTACAGGACAAATCATTCCAGGATTTGTATAAGTGGAGATCACTCCCTTCCAAGCAATACTATGGTGCTTCTATCCACTAGGAGCACTTGTTTTACTTGAGTTATTCCTTCGTGCCACCAATGGGGATGACGATGACAACGATCAAGGTGGCGGTATAATGCAACCTGTTTACGGAGCAGTCTAATGTCTGACGCAATGTCACAATCTTATCACGACGTCATGGAAGTATACAGACGTCCTATGTCAATCAGATTCATCCCTAGAATTGCGGGATGGGGATCTACTATTATCTTTGCGGTTGGCTTATACCAAGTTGCATGATATAATACATACTGTAAGAGACAAAATTAATTATGGAAATCCCAAGTGTGGATTTTGTTTTTGTCAGACAGAAAGATTGTCATGACAAAGCATTTGGATATGATACAGTTAACTCAAAAGAATTACTAGGCACAGGCAAGCATGTATTGTTTGCTTTACCAGGTGCCTTCACTCCTACATGCACCCAATTTCAATTACCCTCCTTCGAGTCATCTTATAATAACTTTAAGGAAGAAGGTTACGAGGTTTGGTGTATTTCTGTGAACGATGGTTTCGTTATGAATGCATGGCAGAAGGAGTTAGGAATAGAAAAAGTGAAATTGATTCCAGATGGTAACGCTATGTTTACTGGTCTAATGAATCAACTCGTTACTAAGACACCGAATGGTTTTGGACTTCGCTCTTGGAGATACGCATGTATTATAGAAGAGGGAGTGATCACAAAGATGTTTGAAGAGCGAGGTAAAGTTGATGATGCAGAGGAAGATCCTTACGAGGTTTCCTATCCAGAAAACATTATCAACTGGATTAGAAATGGAGAAGAATACACCTAAGAAATTCAGATTGGAAGTCTTTGATGGTGAGTCTTGGTTAACCCTATCTCACTATAGAGGACTGTCAAAAGTCAAGGTAAACTTTCTATACTACCTAAGTCAACTAATGGCTGCTAAGATGGGTAAGGATATAGAATACACAGTAAGAATTATCGAAGATGAATCCTAAAGCAGATTTCTCAAGTGACTGGCGATTTAATGATGGTCAAATGCATGCTCGTCAGTTTTGTTTAAACGCATTTATACAGCATCGTATCAACCTGACCAGAGATGTGTATGAATTTTGTGCCTATTATATTGAGGAAGGACTCTTCCAAAGACACCTCGACGATATGAGAGAGGGCAAAGCATTTCGTGAGAAGGAGATTCACGATGAGATTATTTTGTGTTGGCAGAAATATGGAGAAAGATTTTTAGGTTTTAAAGACCCCTTGACAGAATGATGCAAAAGCCTA